CAAAATAATCTTTGTCATTAATTTTAATAGGTGTTTTTTTATCTTTTCCCATTTCAATTTTCCTTAGTTATTTCCACTTCCATATTTCATAAAGTGGATAGTTTTTGGTGGACCACTCGTCACAGTGGTTTGCGTCAATCTTTTCTAGGTATTTCTTAATAAAGTTTGCCAGAGGACTGTTTGCTCGGCTTAGTCTTCCAGACACGGTTTCGGCAGGACTACCGCCAAGAATTGTATTTGCTAGTTGGTCAATAACTAAAAACGGATACAGAACGGTTAGGTTGAGTATGTACTGACCCACAGGGTGTTTGGTGTAAATCTTGTACAGTTTATCACTAATCATCTTCTATACTCTTAATCAAGGCTAGTAAATTCAGGATTGCCGTCAATGTTTTCGGTTTTCTTGATAGGGTTTTCATCATTAACCGAATTAAGGTGCAGTTTCATATACTGGCACTTTGTGCATTACAGGTTCTTGTTTTTCTGGTTCAACTTCATTCCCTTCATAGTCAAATACTGCGGGAATGGTTTTGAATACTGGATTGCCTGATTGATCGACCACTTGAATATGATCAAAAACAGGTTCTTTTATTTCCTGCCTTTCTTTAATCAATGTCGGTTGACCATCAATCATTTCAATTCGTTCAACTTCCTTTGTGACGCTTTCAGTTTTTTGAACTGGCGGCAACGATTTTTTATATTCTGTTTTGATTTCTGGCGTGTGAACAATCGAGCATATATTCTCTATGCCATTTTTTTCTGGACAAACTGTTGCCGGATCACAGCATGGCGTGATCTCTCTACCATCAATGAATTTTATGGTGTTTGTTTTTGGGCATAAATCCATGATGCCAAGATCAATTAGTTGTTCTTGATCGATTCCCAAACCCAACAAGGAATTAAACCCTTTGCCAGTTTTGCCTTGACAAGCCTCAAGATAACAGTCAATTGCATCCTGTTCAGTTCCACCTTTTTTTGTAAAAACATCATGTGGTCTTCCTGAATAATCAGTAACAATAAAATGATTTTCTTTTATGTGTTCAGTCTTCATATTTCATGACCTATAAAAATGTAATTTGAATGTTTTTTGTTAAACCAACACGATTCTCAAAATGTATTACACCTGATTGAATCCCGATATTCATAGACCCGTTAGGACCATCTGTGCCAGTTCTCGCTGCGTTGGCAATGGTGACGTTTGTGCTTATTGATGTTTGAATGCTTCCGGCTAATGAAGTGCCAACGTCATAATAGAATAATGCTGATGATGTGTTTCCGGGGGTCGTGCTGTCACCGCCAAATGTAAAGATGCAAAATCCACCGTTTCGGGGAGGTGTGACGGGAGAATAGGAATCATCAGCAATTGTTACCTGTTTTGTTTCAAACCGATTTGATACAGTGATATCGCCTGAAAGTACATTTACATCTCCAGTAGAATCATCAATTTGAAATAAAACCGGATTTCCTGCGCCTAAATTACCATAGAAATTTATACTTCCATTGTCTGAGCCTAAATCAAAGCCACCTTCTGAATTTTGAAACCTTATTCTTATCGATGCTGTTGAATTTGTGTCTGATATTGTAAGTTGATTTGATAGTGTGCCTGTGTTGGATGTATCGCCAATATGGGTTTGCCCTAGATAGTTAGTAGCACCGTCGGCGTAAAGCCCTCCGGTTACTAAATCCAGATCGCCATTAGGTATGTCTACGTTTTGTGATGAGTCGACTACTAGCCCTTGCGTCATTGTTCCGCTGGAGTTTGCAGTCCATAGTTCTAGTGTCCCCGGTATTTGATTTGTCGCAATCGTGCCTTCTGTGCCACTTTTTATATAAGCAACTTGGGTGTTTAAGTCAGTTCCATCATCACCTGCAAAAATTAAAAAGCCTATAGCATCTCCGCTAGTGATGGCTGAGTACGAGCCAATCGAAGCACTTCGACTTTTACCCAGTACCACACTCGTACCTGATGAATCGGCACTAAACCTAGTAGTCGCTAAACCACTGCTTGCGTCCGTTCCGTGATTTTGTATCTCCTTAATAGCACCACCCACCCCAATGCTTGAGGCGTTTCCTACTAAAATACTGCCACCAGTATTTATTATATCACCAGCCGATAAAGTGAGATCGCCACTCGATACAGTGAGATCGCCTGTGGATAGAGTTACATCGCCATCTTTGAGTAAAACGCTTTCAACTGTTACACCAGTGTCTGCGGTGGTTTCGTTTATTGTGTTGGATGTCAAAGCCTGTCCGTTGTCAATAATCAGGTTGTTAGCACCGGAGGTGTTACCATTAGCTAAAATTTCTGACAGCGTATCAATTGTTCCAACTTGGCTATCTACATAAGCCTTAATAGATTGTTGCGTAGCCAGTTTTGTGGCGCTATCTGACGCCATGTTGTCTTCATCTAGTATGCCATCAACAGTTGTGGTGGCATTAATTGTCAAGTTTGTGTTACCAGTAAGCGTAGTAAATGTGCCTGCCTTTGGTGTAGTGCCGCCAATGACCGCTTCGACCGTACCATCATTAATGTCGGCTGTGCCTGCGCCAAGGGTTGGGGTGTAGAGTTCGGTAACTCTAAGTTTGGTAAATACGTCAGTGACCGTGGCACTTGCGCCACCGCCATCAAATTTTAGGACAACGTCGTAACCAGCCGGAATTTCAAAATCGTTGCTGGCGCTGTAAGTGCCTTGGAAAACAAAGACGGAGCGACTGCCTGACAGGCTGTTTCGGAAGAAAACAATCTTTTCAGCGTCATTCGGGACAAGCTGGACATACGCGTTAGCGCCTAGATCGCCACCATCAACAAACTCAATCCACTTATTTCGGCCATCTGATGTCGCACCGTCATCAATAGATAAACTGTTAGGAGAACCTGAAGTTCCTGCCGAGGACAGCGTTAAGCTGAGAACTCCGTTGATGGCTTGATCCAGAATATCAAAGTTTATGTTTGTGGTATCCCCCCAAGTACCCGACTGTTCACCGGTCGCGGGTTTTTCAATACCTAAATTAACTGTATAAGTGCTTGGCATTTCTCTATTCCTCTACGCTGCAATTCGCGCCCAATTAGCATTCTGTTCTGGCGCCGCCTCTGCCCATGAAGGGCTTTGACTGGGTGCTTCCTCAGACCACGAAGGGCTTTGGTTTGGTACTTCCTCCGACCATGTTGCTTCTTGACTTGGGTCAACGTTAATATAGCCCGGATTTTGATCCGGGGCAATTCTTCCGTAAACCAGTACTTTTCCAACCTGACCGGCGGCGCTTACGCCTATTATATTTATGATAGCGCCTGCATTTGCAGTAACACTACCAACTTGTCCTTCTCCAGCGACACCACTTACGCTTATAGTTTGACCGTTAGTGACCACTACAGAACCGACATTACCTGTTGCCGCAATACCTGTTACGGGTATATTAGCTTCCCCGTAGACAGATACATCGCCAACTTGCCCACTTGCCGCAATACCCGTCGGGCTCACGTCAGCAGCAGCAGCAACCGTAACAGATCCTACATTTGTAGTGCCCGAAAGTCCTGTGACCGGTACATTCGCCGAGGTTTCAATACTAACGCTGCCAACTTCGCCTGTTCCAGCCAATCCGTTGGGGTAGACATTGGCACCAGCGTTAATGCTGACGGAATCGACTTGGCCAGTGCCCGAAAGTCCTGTGACCGATACATTCGCCGAGGTTTCAATACTAACGCTGCCAACTTCGCCTGTTCCAGCATTTCCAGTAAGATTGACGTTTGCATCTGCGGTGACCGTAGCAGAGCCAACTTCGCCTGTTCCAGCATTTCCAGTAAGATTGACGTTTGCATCTGCGGTGACCGTAGCAGAGCCAACTTCGCCTGTTCCAGCCAATCCGTTGGGGTAGACATTGGCGCCAGCGTTAATGCTGACGGAATCGACTTGGCCAGTACCGGAAACACCGGTAACGTCTACATTGGCGTTGCCTATGATGCTGGCTTCGCCTATTTGGCCGGTGCCAGCAATACCTGTAACCGAAACGTTGGCTTCTGCAACTATTGTTACACTACCAACGCTACCTGTCGCTGCAATCCCAGTAACCGGCGCATTTGCTTCCGCAACAACCGTTACAGAGCCTACGTCGCCTGTCGCACCAGCAGTAGGAACGGAGCCTTCGCCCCAACCAAGCTGGCCCCACGTCCCACGGCCCCAGCCGGTTAATGGGACGACGACGTCGGTCATTACGCTATCCGAATAATTGCGTTACTTGCGTCAGCAGTCGGAAAAACGATAGTGAAGTCACCGGCGGTGGAGGTCTTGTCTCCACCGAAATCCAAAACCACAACAGACGGGTTGGTTACCGAAATAGAGGTGGTGTTTGGGGTAGTGTTATAAATCAACGCGCCGCGAGCAGTAATGGTTGCAGTCGTGAAAGTTTCGTCTGCAAAATCAGTGAAAGCCGTCGTACCAGATGTCGTCGGGTTTACGTTAGTCAGAGCCTGACCGCCCGCCGAATAACCTGTACCGCTGGTTTCGTCCGTTGCTGAATACGCAGTCGTCGACGCATCTAGCGTCGCAGAACTCGTATAAAGAGCAATGTTAAAAGTGTCGCCTGTAGAGGCATCAAAATCGTGTACACCATAAAGAAGCTCGTTCTTAAAGGATGTACACATGTAGTTTCCTGAAAAAGCCATGTCACAGTCTCCTTATTTGTTCAGCAAGCTCCTTGTGGCCTGCAAGGGTTAATGCGTTGTACACCGTTGTTCTATCACATTTTATCGCTTCACGCATGTAAAATTCCAAAATATTAACTAGTCGTTTACGAAAGGCATGTGCTTGCGCCTTAATAGCAGGGTCTGCGTCGTCGCTGATTGAAATAATTTTGTTAGCAGCTCTTTCCGCGAGTTCCTCTGGAGTAAACCCACGGCCACTGGTGGTATGTACTTCCACCTGAAATCCGTGGTTAATTTTCATATCTAATGCCGGAAAACTCATTGTTTTGGCCTAATTACCATTCCGGTGCGATATTCGTCAGTCACTTCCTTCGATTCGCCGAACATCTTCATACCGGCGATTGCTTCCGCAAAACGCTTCTCGTATTGTTGCAATATATCTGGCTCACCCTTCATGTAGATGTATGCTTCGATCAAGCTTCCGTACAAAAGAGCTATTTGAGCATTTTCACTCAGCCAAGTCGTCCCGCTACCGCCAGACTCAGTCAAACTGAGAGGACGATAGAAGTAATGAAGCTCAACGGCGTAGTTATCGTTCGGAGTAGGCCCCAAAATAAAGTTATCAATGTCGAAAACGGCATAATACCGTGGATTTCCAGTCGTAGACGCGTTTGGGTTAAAAGATTGGACAAAATCTGGATCTTTAAAATCCAAAAACACTTGATTTGACGAGGAATCCGTAAAACTTAACGAAAAAGGGGCTAAAAAGTCGCTAGGGCAAGCTAAATATTTGTTCGATGATGACATCGTACCACTTACGTTCTTACGGAACAGGCTTAACTGAACATTTTTGAGGATACGCTCCTCTGCCTGAACGATAAACACCGGGATATTAGTCACAAAAGACGTTTCGTCGTACTGCGTATAGTCTTCAATGGCCTGAGTTAGCTGATCGTATGTAAAGCTCATGTCACCACCGTAACGTTACCAACCTTACCAAACGCCTGAAGGGGCAAAAGGTTTGGGTTTTCGACCAGAGGCACACCAACAAACACATCTAGCGGCTCGACACGGTCTGGTCTTGCATTCTCAAGGGCTTCTGGGTCAACAACTTTGCGGAAAGGCCCCAACTGAGGATGTTTTGGTTCATACTCGTCAGGTCCAACAAGCGCACCAGTCCATTCCCGCTTCATCAGTCGGTATGGGTATCGGAACCCGGAACGGTCCGAGATTGCCCATGAGTCTTTACCTACAGCAAATTTCGCCATTTACCCCGCCCTATAGTATTCGTATCTCGGAACAACATTGAATGACGCCCGATCACGGTCTTCCGTAGCTGCCCGTTCAAATTCCTCTTCATACACTGCTTTTAGCATCTGAACACGGTTTGGGGAGCGTTTCAACGCAATATAATAGGCTAAACCGGCTGCTAAACAAGGGTAAAACCTGAACGGCATGTCCATGGTGTTGGTGTAAATATCCGCATCATCCATGCGAGTAAGCGCATCGTAAATGATAACGTCCGTGGTATTCTCTGGAACTGGCCAAATCTTTAAATTTGGAGTTACTTGGCGGTCAAGAAAGAACTGATTTGGACGTCCTTGTGTTGTTTTGTTCGGAATATTAATGTAATCATCGCGGCTCAGGCGCAATAATGCGTAATCCGTTCCGTCTCGCCGACAAACAACCGACAAAATGTCGATCACATCATTACCCAGATCGTATTCTCCATCGCCAACTACCAGTGTTACCGTGCGTTGCTTGATGGTCCATTGATTTAAGCCTCGATTTGCCCAGTCTGCCAATAATAAGTTAAGCGAACGCTTTGCAGTTTTTAAATCGTAGCCAGTACGCACCTCAAGACCACACCGTTCAAAAGCTTCCTCGATGTATTCAGCGACATCTAAATCAAAATCTTTGCTTCCGGAAGTGGCCATCACTTTATCCTTTACGCATTACGAACGGCACATTTTTTCTTACCACCCGATTTACGGCTAGCAGCACCAACAGAACCCCCGGTTTTCATTTTTTTCACCATACCGCCGCCGCGCATTTTCTTAACCATACCGCCGCCGCGCATTTTCTTAACCATACCGCCGCCGCGCATTTTCTTAGGTTTCATCGCCATTTTTTAGTCTCCTATAAAGGGTTTCCCGCAAATCATATATTTCTTGGGTATTATATAGGCCATCATATTTATCATAATAGCCTTTTTTCTTCAATTTGTCTGCTGCTTCTTGAAGTTTTGATAGTCGTTGAACAAAAATCATTGAATATTCGTGTTCTATTAGGGGATCAAAGTTCACCGTTTCTTCGAAATCGGTAGGCTCATCGTCAGGGTGAAAGCCCATTAACCATATATCTTTATCGATAAATACGCCGTCTGAAATGACTTTATTTAGACCGTTCAAATAATCGTGAAACTGTTCAGAAGTCTGCTTGTTGTTCAGATCAATAATAATCGCTATATCAAATTGTTCTTGCCACATAGAGATAGTCGAATAAAGAAGCTGAAAGCTATCTTCATGCTTGAAAAGTATAGCAACCTTATCGTCAAGCCAAGCTTGCCTTGCATACGGACACGGAGGAAGGTTATTAAAAAAAGGATGTGGTTTCTCTAAAGCAGAATCAGACCACTGCATAATCTCCTCGACTATGGCGGACTCTAGTGGTTGACCAAAGAAAGCTAAATTCATGACTGAGTCACAGATCCTTTAGTTCTTTTTCTCCTGCCACTCATAACAGCACCGCAACCGCGAGCAATAGCAGTTCCGGGTATAGGTTTACCGTTGAACTTTCGTTTCGGTTTTGTGTCATGTACAACACCACCGTGTTTCATCCCAGTCACTTTTGCAGCTTTTGTATTAGAAACAACTTGCTTTCCTTTTTTACCTTCGCGTTTCTTTTTTGCAGCAGTCGCTTTCCTTTCTGACTTGGAAAGGCTTTGTGCTTTGCTTCTAGGTAAACATCTATCTGGATTTTTCTTGTTTTTTGAGGTACCGCACTCCCCGGCAATGTTTCCACTACTGTCTATCCGGACCCAATCTTGGTCACGCCATTTCTTTAATTCACCCATCTTTACGTTTATTTTTTGATTTTTTGGCGTAATTAGGATCTTTACAATATTTTGAAGCCGCCATGTTAGCGTAAGCGGAAGGGTAAGTGTCAAAAGTTCGTTCAGCCCAAGCTTTTCCAGCAGGGCATATCTTACTGCCTTTTGACTTACTTGATACAGCTCCACCTTTACGGTAGTACGTTACTCCGCAAGGTTTTGGGTCTAAACCGGTCTTGACCCTTGCTCCCATAGTCTATCCCCATAATTTATGAACTAAAGGGGCTAAAATAACCAAAACAGCCAAACCCCATAGTTTCAGGTCAAGATTCTTTAGCGCTGTCTTATGTTCTTCTAGCTTCTCGTCAATACGTGCATAACGTAGATTACACTCTACTTCATGTTTCTCGAGCTTGGTTAGCATATCTTCGACTTTCATCTCATTTTCACCAAGCTTTACAAGACCAGTAACGGGCGCTAAATTTGTCTTTGGCTGTGTCACAGGAGTGACGCGCTCTAAAATTCTTTCTACGTCCCGGTTGATCCTTTTTAATTTCCATGTTTGGATCGCCGAAGCGAACGAGCTTAACGTCAGAGCCTTTCTTAGCGAGGACAGCACTTTTCTTTGATTTACCGGGAGTCCGTTTTGGCTTGTTGTACCCTGCAAAAGTCTCTCCTCGATAGCTCAACCGCCCAGATGGCAAACGTTTTACATCTTTTGTCGATGCCATCTCGACATCACCTAGCTGTAAAAAAACGTCATTGCCGTGATATTTGTTGCTGTTGCAACGTAAATATCGTCAGTAAACAAAAGGCCCTCGTCTGGTATATTTACAGAGTGTGAATCTGACGCCAAGAAATCTAGGTCAACTATTGTTGATCCGCCGTTTCCGTCGGTTAGTGTTAGACGACCTGCGCCAGCACCAGTAAGTGCCTGTATCTGACGAAGACGAGCGCGACCAACAGTGGCCGCACCCGTACCTGTCAGACGTTTAGCTTTTACGTCTGAATTTGCCATTATTTAGCTCCTGCTTCTTTATCCACCTCTTTTTTAGCGGACTCTTTTGGAGTAGCTTTTTTAGACGGCTTCTTAGCCCCGGACTTGTTGTTAAGTTTTCCCATTATAAACCCCTATTATACAGCGGCTGAGAATGGTGTAGCTTCTGTGCCGGTAGCAGCTTGGCGAATGACCACAGAAAACTTACCGGAATAAACGTCCTGAAGTTCAATTTGGCCGCCAAGAATACCGCCTTTTGTCGAACCATTAAGCGTAATCGTGTCGGAAGCAGCTACAGTTTCAAAAATGGAAGCTGTGTCTCCGCCATCATTTGCAACGATAGCCACACCAGCCATGCTGTCATCAGAGCTTGCTACCTGAATAACATAATTATTCGAGGTTACAGTGGTTTTTACAAAAAACTTGTAGATGTTACCTGTTCCTGTCGCAGCAGGAAGAGTAACAGTAGCTCCACTAGCAACGTCCAGAAGCAGTGTGCGACCAGCGTGGTTAGCAGAAGTGAGCGTTACGTTAGCGTCTACAGTTACGATAGAGCCGGAACCAGAAATAAATCCGTTTGTGGAAGTAACTGGACCTGAAAAAGTTGTTGATGACATATCAATACCCCTTGCACAAGGTTTGGCTCCGCAGTCTGTGCAACGTCAGGAGGGCAGATACCTGTCTGCAAAGCTAAATTTTGCCCTATATAAATAATACCAGAGCTTCTACAAAAATACAAAATAAAACTCTTGCAAAAAGAAAGGGGCTCTTTCGAGCCCCTTCAAAGTACTTAGTGGGGAGAAAACTCCCTTATAACATACTTTAGGCTGCGCCGGGAGTCCCAAAAACACTACGCCAGTCGGATACACCGAATGAGTAGCGCTCACGAGCTTTGAAGCGCATATTTCCGGTATCAAAGTCTCCTTCCATTGCCGTTTTGATAGGCGAACGGTTGAAGTATTTGAAGCCATTAGGTGCGTCAGTCTTGATGAAGAACGCATCCGTGTCGGTGAGGAAGTGGTTAACCACCGCACCATCAGGAAGCATCCCCATAGACTTCATAGCGTTCAGATCGTTGTCTGCGGTTCCAGAACGCAGGTTTGAGTTAATAACTCGCTCTGCAATGAACTGAAGCTCTTTAGGAATGATGAGCTTCATGCCGCGTACAGCAATCTTCAGACCACGCTCGTCAGTCAGACCAGCAATGTCAATCAACATCTGCTCAAGCGAAGTCTCGTTGAGGTCCGCAGCAGTTGCCAAAATATTTGACTGGTTGCCTGAAAGGCTTGGGTGCGCATTGGAGCAAAGAGCTGCACCATCGCCAATCGCATAAGATCCTGTGCTGAACGCATTGTTCAGAATGGAAGCTGCTTTGATTTGCTTAGTCTGGGCCATAGAGCGGGCCAGAGCTTTGGTGTAGCGCGATGCAAGACGATCATAAAGATTGTCTTCAACAGCTTCCTCAGTAATTGAGAAAGCAAGCGCAATGGTTTCATGGGTGTAACGAGCGGTGTAGGTTTCCTGAGCATCGTCAAAAGTAATGGCGCCGCCTTCACTTTTAACAGGTGCTGTTGAAAATCCACCAAGCATCACTTCCTCTTCAAAGGCTCGGTCAGAAGACTCTTCCTCAAAGATTTCACTATGCTCATTCTCGTAACGGTTATATTCGAGCCCGAACAAGGCATTAAGGCCGGGTTCTAGCTCTTTCGCTAGTTGTGCGCGAGAGATAGCCATTTATTGTGCCCTCCTTAAATGCCGGTGGAATCCGCAGTGGTTTGAGAATCAAACCTACGGGTTCCAGCGTTAAAGTGTGCGTTCAGACGAACGATAAGCGGAATACCAGCAGCGGTATAATCGCTATTAGCTTCGTCGTCCATGATGCCTACGATACGAAGCGGCAGAGTAGCCGTCGTAGCGACAGACGATACACTCAAAGCAGAGTTTGACGAACCTGTACTGGTTGAACCAGTACGAGCTGACGTACCCAGCGAAGCGTTTGCAAACACAGTTGCAAGAGCAGTAGCTCGGTCAGTCAAAGTTGCGTCAGAAGCCACTTTGAAAAGTTGGTTCGGGTTGTCTGCTACGAAGGCTTTAACCGGATGGTTAGTGTCAACGCTTACAGAGCCCGATCCGGGCCAATAATTTATCCATACAGGCTTTTTCTGTACGGAGTCCACATACTCCACACCCATCAGAACACCAAGTGCTTGCGTTGTACCACCGGCTGTATCGCCAGCTTGATCGATTACGCCCGCTGCAAGCGGAACAACAATCGAATATTGGTAAATCGCATTGGTATTGTCAGAAGCGATCTCATACTGGGTTACACCAGTAGAGTTAACACCGCTACCAACAAGCCCGATAGGGCGGAGACCATAGGCTGTTTCTTGATTTGCCATTTTAGTACTCTCCTATTGGGGCAGTCCACATTATCTCTTGGGACCGCCGAAGGTTACACGAGATTGACGATCAGCATTGCCGATCCTCATTGTTGAGTGTGCATTCTCTCTCATCATATCTTGATCAACAGCTTGCATTTGGTCACGACTACGTTTATTAAAGTATTCAGTACGTTCCGCAACTGTCTCTTCTGGAATTCGAGCGAGAAGCAGTCCACCAACCCCAAACACACCTTCATATTTACCTGATTGGACAACCGGCGCTTCAAAATCGGGATATTCGTCTTTACGGACTAATACCCAACCTTCGCGCATTTTTGCACTGACGTTCTTTGTATCATCAAAACCACGCGTTTCGGCGCGAATCCAACGATGCTTAAAACCAGCGGGTGCAGGTGGTGCATCTAGCATTGACGGGGGAGCCCAAGGCTTACGAATAGCCTGTTTTTCCCGAGTTTGGTTAGCGCGAGAAGCACGATTGATAGCTTTTCCATTTTCTTTAATTTGGTCATTCATCTTTCTACTCCTTCACGTATTTCGCATATTCTTCAAGCGGCACACCCAATTTCTTCGCTATCGCGACTTGGCTCTGGGTGAGTCGAACCTTTTTCCCACTGCGTCCAGTATTTGTGGTTCTCGAAGCGCCAACAACCGTCTGGGCGGCACGTTTGTTAGCCGGTCTTACGCCGTTTCCGAACTTTTCGGATATACGACGATCTAGTTCAGTATAGTAGTCATCGCTCTTCGGGTCAAATCCTTCCTCTTCGACTAATTTCTTATGTATCCCAAAGGCGGCATAAGTCATTGCGGTATCTTCACCAAACCACGAGTTTCGCAATGCCCACTGTTCTGCTTTTGGATCAGGCCGACGTTGCTGTTGAGCAGGCATCGGTTGCTGAATCTGTTGCTGTTGAGCAGCTTCTTGCTGCTTTAAATACCGTTCTTGCTGAATTTTCGCTTGCTGCGCACGATCTGCTTGGATAGCCAAATCCGTTAACTTTCGTTGTGCTGCAACAGTTTTAGCGGCGTCCCCAAATTCAATCGCACGTGCCAGCTCCTGCTCGGCTTGCTCAATTTGTGTATTAACGCGGCTGGTGTATTCAGTAACATAATTGTTGTCCATCGAGTTCATACGCTCCTTGAGCGCATTTGTTTCAGATTGGACAGCTTGCGCATAACGAAGGGCTTCCTGCTCGCGTCGTTCAGCTTCACGCATTTTCTTTGTCAGGCGATCAATACGCTTTTGCGTAGCATTCTCCGCCTTACGGAAATTTTCATCAGAATCACCGTCATCTTTGTCATAGGCTTCCGCCTCTACTTCAACTTCAGTATCCTGCTCTTCAGTGTCGTTTTCTTCAAACTCCAAAACTTGTTGATCTTCGTCTTTTTCAGTCATATTTCACCTTTACATATGATGGATGTCTTCAGGGTCAAGAATAGTCGCGAGTATCTCGTCATCATTGAGAATTCGGACTTCTCCGCCATCAATCTGGAAGCGAGATCCAGCATAGCGAGCAAACATCACCCACTGCTTTTCTTCACACCACGGTCCGGACGGAAACTTTTCGGTATCCTTATATGCCAAGGGGCCTACTTTAAGTACATAACCTACCTGAGTAGAAATATTATTCTTCTCTTGGACTTCATTAGGTAGAAAAATGCCGCCAGCAGTTTTTGCTTTGCCTTGGTATGGTAGGATTAATATGCGCCAACCCGTAGGGGATGGCATTCTTTCAAGAAGACTCGCACCAATCGCTTCAGGATTAAGACGAGGTTTTTCGACATAAACGTCGGCGAGGTTAGGCTTTTTGCTCTTTTCCTCGGTATTTTCATTAACTTTTTCTGCTTCAGTCATTAGATTGCTCCTGTTTATCTAGCAGGCTCTTGAGTTCCTGTTCTACGTGATTAAGGCACTCCATGTTGCCCATAAGCTCACGATAATGCTCCATAGACTTAATGTTTCCGTTTAACATAAAATCAACACAACTCTGTCTACGTTCCCGTATAATCCGAAAAACAGCTTCGGAAAAATATATATCGTCCATCTAATCCTCGCATAAAATCGAACAATGTTCGATAGTATCCTAGCATATCTTATATTAGGAATGCTAGAAAAAAAATAAATTTATGTGAGTTCAAAATGAGGTGCGTCAATAAACGGGCGTTTTCCTTCATAACGCTTCAAATCAATATAATCATTCATAGCTTCTTCCATAGTGCCTGTCCAAGCACGTATATCAGGCAGGTTCCACGCTGCGCCCCAACGAATTGCTACTCCTTCCGAAGAAGCTCCTTTTTTCATTGCGTCTGCAATTTCATCATAAACACTCAGCTCCCACGATGCGCGAGAACCGATGTATGCCATCAGATCAACCGCACGGCCTTCAAGATGTTTTGAATTCATTGTCTTACTAACACCGGAGGATACCAATTCACGCTGCTCTTCTATCGTTCGTAGACCACATATGACGCCAAAATCAACTTTTGTTACGGAAATCGCGTAATCGACAACGGCAATCAATCTCTCGTCCACGCCTTCAAGTTTATCTAGGCTACGTTGTGACAGTTTGAACGTCATTATGTTTCCTTTCTATCAGATAGCACAGAATGGCAGCGCCAAGTCCTGTACACGAAGCTTCGAGCCATTGAGGACCAAAATGCGTAGGATGGGCGACAATATCTGCCACCATCGTCAATAATCCTGTGAGCCACGCATTAGCCCATTTGTTGTTAATAGACGCAAACAAACTGGTAATTACAAAAGAAACTCCAGTAATCACTCCCGTCTTTGACGCGGTTAGGGCATGGTTTAGCGTGAGTACGGTGACATCACCCTGTACCATCATTAACATACAAGCTGTCCACGCTTCACCAAACTTTTCTACAAAAAGCCGCAGTTTATTCACTTAGATACCCCTTTTGACTTCTCGTAGGTTCTAAGACCACCTAGACCTAGCATACCTAAAAGGACAGTCATTAAACTGTCCATATCAAAAGAAGGTAATTCTGGAATATCCAATCCGCATAATGCAACGATAAATATAGTCATTGGACTTAAAATGAAATGGTAAAAAAGAGATATGCCACAAGTCCATCCTATGAATGGTCGCCATCCGGCAACAAATATCGATTTATGACCTGCCTCAATTTTATTAACTTCCAACTGCGCCAAAGATGCTTCATGAGCGTGTTTCTCTGCCATAGTGGCAATTTCATGAGCTAATTTAGCTTTTTCACTAGCGTCCGGAATAAATTTATCTAAGAGACCAGTAACAGGACCAATAAGTGCTTGTAGCATAGGTTTTCTTCGAAATTATCCTACTAAACCAACTGAAAATAAGAGGTTGGGTCTTTCTGTTTAGCTGCTTCCCAGCATGTCCGAACCATTTCGTTAAAATCCATATTATAATACCCCTAGAAAACGTTGTGGACGAGCAATCGGGCTAAATCCCCGGACAACTCCTCCCTTTGCCTTCCTCACTACCTTCTTTTTAGGTTTTGTTTTACCAGCTTTAGAAAGTGCGATAGCCACTGACTGATCTTGAGGATAGCCTTCACCCCTCAACTTTCGGATGTTGCTACTGATGGTTTTCTTACTCTTACCTCTTTTTAACGGCATATCAGTAACCGATGTATTTTGTTCCTTTAATGGCAGCACCCGCGCCGCGCATCGTCATCTTACGGGGCTTATCACCTGCCATTGGGGCAGGAGCAGTCTTACCATAGGGTACACGACCCTGACCTTTTATTTCCTCATAATCAACGGCCTTCGGCGGATCTTTTGGTGCAGAGCCATTCACTTTTACTGTTCTATTTTTCATCACGGAGTTCCTCATTTATTAGTTTGTTTTAATACCTCACGCTGCATAGCGGCTTCGATACGTGCCTGCGTTTGGCGCTCTTGAGCTGCAATACGCTCCTTGAACTGATTTGACCTCATTTGCTGGTTTTGTGAATCCAATTGAACCTTGGCTTGATCGATCTGATTGTCCGCCTGATCTGACTGTTCCCTGAGCTGTAGCTCCTTTTCCTTGAGCTGCACAAGTGGGTCCGGGGCCCCCGCGCCAGATAGTTCAGCAGACATCTGTTTGACCTGCTGCAATCCTTCAGCGACAAACTGCGCCGTGAGCTGCTCAATTTCGAGCATTTGCTGGTCGTCGGCAGGTTTACCGCCTTGTTGCTGAACCATTTGCAAATATTGCTGCGCTGCTTGCTCGCGAGCCGCAATCTGAACATGCTCCATAACGTGTTTCTGTAAATTAATGGCCACCATAGGCATCTGTCCAACTATTGGTGTTGTACCAAAAGTTAGATGAGCCATAATGTGGGCTTGATGATTCTGGCCCTCAAATGCTGTCATTGGTAATTGGTCTAAAGCATTTATGTTCTCTTGCGCAGGATCCATAGGTGTCGGTATTTCAGCAGGCGTTGCCTTCATCAAACGTTCAACCTCGTTCACACCTAAAGCCTCATACATATCACGGTATACTTCGTGCATGTTGTGAATTTCAGGTGCTTGTGACGCGAGCTGTAATTTTGTTTGCGCAAGCATAATACGTTGTGCTTGGCTAAAAACGTTTGGATTACTGACTGGAATAACGTCTACACGGTCGTCAAAATCCTGCGCCATAATTGTCTGATCGCCGCCCGGAACAGAATACGGATATTCCTGCGGTAAGCTTTCAGACATCACGCGGGCTAAAATCCTAAACTCCTGACGCATCGAGTAGTGCAGGCGCTTATGTACTGCGCTCATGACCCTCGAACCCTGTTCCATCATTGCAATTGTTGTGCCAACAGGAGCTTGCTGATTGCCGTCACCAACTTTCAAGTCAGTAATAGTTGCAAACCGCTGACCAGCTTGAACAACAAAACCAAGCAGGTTGAATAATGTTTGATCCGGACCCTTGAAAGGAAGAGGCATGAGGCTGTCGCGTATAGCCCCACCGGGAGCGTCTACGTCTCTAAATTCACCCGGCTGCAATGGATTGTCATCATCACGGATACGCAGCCCACGGGCCTTGAAGCCTGCCGGAAGATTAGATAACGTACCAGCATCGATTAATTGTCGCAGCGCCGCTGTGGCAGTACGTGACAAACCACCAATAGTATGTATCAAACCTAAACCATAAAAACCAAAGCCCGGAAGGAATTTGTAATGAGTGAAGTAAGCAATCTTCTTTTTAAGCTCGTCTTCTTCGAGGTAGTTGCGACGGATAGACAGAACCTGTCCGTTATCCATAGACATTGTGACAATATAGGGAACTCTGATACCGGTTGGTTCGCCATCTTCGTCTACGTCTTCATAACCCTCGAGGTCTAAATCAACGTGGCACTCAAGGATTGTGCAATCATAATCAATCTGAGAAGGCTCAACTCCCTCAATACTATCCATTGTATCTTGAACTTGGTTTATCTCTTTTTGTGCAGGGATAACCTCAACGTCCAAATATAAACCAGCAAGCTGGCGCTTACGCAAATCGTTGAGCGGCATACGAACAACTTGAGTAATATTGGGACAAGTTTCAAGGTCCGCAGTCTCATATGGAACAACCAAGTTTTCAGCAGGCACAAACTTGGATACCGCACGACCTAGTGTTTCATCGTAGTAAGTTTTCTTAAAAGTAGAACCAGCCAGAGGTAAATAGAAAAGCATCTGGTCCATATCTGGAGTATATTCTTCCATAACATTCATGATGTAGTAGTTCATGAATGTCTTAACACGCTGCGCCTGAGCTACCTTTTCGTTCGATTCATCGCCCATCACGATTGTGCGAACAGGTCCAGAAGGAGGTAAAAGTTCATTAAATGCCTGCGCCTGAAATTGCGTTGCAGCTTCGGCTAATAACGGATGAGTTACGCCGGTTGCGCCACGGAAAGGCTGTGTCCTCTCTTCGTAAGTAAATCCAAGAAGATCCAAACCATCCTTATAAGCGTCTTCCCAATCCTGACGACTTGCCTTGTTGGCATCGTATTCGCCCAAAAGTTCGCTGGCGATGCGCTGTAACTCGCGGTCAGGCATCTCTTCAGCTAAGTTGGCATAAAAATCTTCGTTCTCGCCACGCTGATCTTGCGGCTCAAAGTCAATCTCAACCCCGCCGTCTTCCGTTGGACTAATCTCAATTTCACCAACACCGGAAGCATCAATCATTGCCATAACTTCGCCTTGACTATCGGGAATCTCAAGCTCAAGCTCCGCTCTCAAGTCGTCTTCTTCAAGCTGCGAAGGAACTCTGGTGTCCATCAAGCTGCTTTTATAACCATCGCGTATTTCTGCCATTTAACTCTCCATAATACGACTATTGATAATCAGGATACTTTCCTCTCGAAAAGTAAAGTATATTACGTGTCGTATCAAAATACCCCTTTTCATTTCTGGGGAAATAAACATCTGGGCCAGTCTTTGGAGACATAAAGTTCCGTGGTGCGCGAGGCTGCCCCGGAGCTGGTGTAGACCTCTCTTCGAGAGAACGACCCATAATCACATCAAGTTGATTGAATATCTCTGCCTCGACCATTCTTGTCAACTGTTGAGGCGTCGCGTTAATGCCAGCTTTCATAAATATTTGACGACCAACAGCGTTGTTTCGTTTATCCATTGCAGCATCTCGCTCATTCTGACCACCGCTAGGAAATGGAGCAAAACGATCTAAAAACTCCTTGAAATCACCTGCTTTCTTAGCAGTTTCTAAGCCATACTTTTGTGCCAACATAGCAGAACCCAACATATGGGCACGAGCATCTTCTAACTCAGGATACGTTGGCAAATCACGACGACCCAGCGGTCGCGCCATACGAACCTCTTCCGGCCCACGATCTGTTGGAATAACCATTTCGCCTGTTTCTTTATCCATAACAGCCGGATATTTGTAATCCTCAATAAGCTGCTGCATAAAGCTTGGGTCAGAACCATAAAGTTCCGTTGTCATAGAATCGCCGACACGACCGCTCTCACGGAGTCCCTTAGTTATGTCACCTTCACCCAATAATTTGTCATACAATAGGGTTGACAAGCCCAATTCTTCCGGGGCCCCTTGAGAAAATTCTTCTGGCAGGTATTCTAAATAATCCGGATTAGAACCGGGAGCCGTGGTCTGTAAATCCATAAGCGTGACGTCGCCGCCATCCTGCATGTTTCGTACAGAATCGTGGCCCGCTGCACCTAAATTAACCGCAGACTTGTACATGTGTTGGCCTTTTTGGTTTAATAATACATTCGCACTTTAACAGAGTTTTCTGCATCTTCCCAGTCATCCGTTGGTAGTTGAACAAAATTTCCTTGACGATAGCGCATAAGTGCCTGCGTCATACTATCAACCAAGTCATCATGCTCACCATTCGGGAATGCCGCAACCTCCTCTATCAGCTCTTCTGCCCAAGTCTCCTCAGGCGCCCATACCATGCCCGCCTCAAACAAAGGTGAAACACTATGAACTCGAGATACCTTATCGTTTCCTCGGCTAGGTGTAAAGTTAACAACCGGTATGCCAATGTTCCGCAATTCATGAGTCAGTGGCATACCAGACGCCTTCGCCTCCACAATTACTGTATCCGGCTCCCAAAATTTGTACAGGTCTAAAGCAACTTGCTTTAATTCTGGAAAATCCCATCTACCCTTCTTACTATCCAACAATATTAAATTGGGCCCCGAACCTCCCTCGTTCGGATAAAATACACCCCACGTCGTAATCGCACTATAGTCAGACGTCTCGCGTTTCGAAAACGCTGTATCGTAACTCTGGATCACATATTCCAATTGCGGAACCTTGTCCCGCTCCCAACGACGCCACCACTCCCGCTTTATAATCGCGCTCTCTTCACCTGTGGGATTTTGTTGATACTGCGCGTTCCATTTACTCACAGGGATAGATGCGCGGACCGCGGTCAAATCGTCAATAGACCAAAATTCTGGCCAGCACGGAGTCCCATCCTCAAAAATAGCGGGCAACTCCACAACTTCCCATTGATCGGCAAGCGGGTCTTTAGCCATCGCTTTCAATAACTGACCGGTCATGTCTTTCTCAGACCACCGCGTCTGAACCAAAACAATACTTCCACCGGGCTGCAAACGCTGACGAGGACCGCCTGTGTACCAATCCCACGCATCATCAAAACCAGAATTAGACATGGCAGTCTGCTCAGAATGAGGGTCATCAATAATCACCAAATCACCGCCACGACCAGCCAAGTTTGAACCCACACCAACTGCGTAGTACATGCCACCTTTGTTCGTGTCCCAACGACCAGAAGCTTTTGAATCCGACGCAAGCCTCACATCCGGAAAAATTTCACGAAATTCATCACTCTCAATCAGGTTCTTTGTCTTACGTCCAAAGTTTACCGCCAATTCAGTGGTGTGCGTTGCCTGAAGTATTTTCTTTTTTGGATCACGGCCCATGAACCACGCAGGAAACAAATAGGATGCAAACTCACTCTTCGTGTGCCTCGGTGCCATGTTGATGATCAAACGTTTTAAATCACCACTGGCCACGCGTTCAAGCTTTTCGGCAATGATTTTGTGATGACGGCCCGCGATAAAATCAGGCCAAACTGTTTTCACGAAGGTTAAAAAATTATTTTGGCACTTTTCATTCTTTTCAAGCTGCGCGAGCCGAAGTTCAAGTTTCAGTTTTTTCTCTTCTAACGCTGCGTTTTGCGCTGCACTCATAGGGGTCCCTAGCTAATTTTTCATACGCAGTTTTTAATGTTCCACGTGAAACAATTTACGGATGTTCCACGTGAAACATACCACGAATTGTATGCGATTTTAAGCACAAATATATAACAGTTAAACCCGTTCAAAAAATTATGTAATTATTTGCGAGAAACATGGCCCTTGACACCGTGGGCAG